CCGAACCGCAGCCTGGCGGCGGTGGCCCCGGCAGGGGCGGTGAACGCCCACGTCGGGCGGGTCCCGTCCTCGCTGGACGCCAGCAGCACGGGCACCTGCTCGACCACCCTGCTGCCGCCAATATTCCACTCGGGAGTGACCGCGACCGCCAGGCCAGGGCTCGTGCGCACGAGCGCTGAAACGGCAACCGTCTGCCCGCCAGCGACAGTGACCGCCGTCGGCGTGGCGATCGGCCCCTGCACGCCGGTCGGGATGTCGATCGCCAGATACTGCTGGGACTGGCGAGTGTGTCCGCCCCACGGTGCGGGATCCGAGCCGATCCGGATCGTGGCCGGAGCGATCCTCATCCAGTCCCGCAGCGCATACGCGAACGACGGGTTTCGGCACAGATTGACGCGAACCACTACTATCTGCTCCTTCCCGCGAACTGCTTCCTGCGGGCGAGGACGCCCGTACTGATGTCCTCGATGTGCGCGCGGAACTGCGCGCCGTCATCGAGGACGAGCTGCACCTGCGCGCCCTCCAGAGAGATCCCTGCACCCGCGCCGGTGGCCGCGAGCGCGGACACGTCGGCCCACTGACGGGCAGTGAGGATTGCTTCCCTCGCGCCCGTTTGATTGACTGCGGCGGTGACTCCCGAGGGGAGCCAGCCACCGCGGTCGTACTTGCGGGCGCCGCCGTACCTGCCGACGGTCGGTGACCCCCAGATGCCGATCTTGCGGGCGGATAACCCGGGCTTTGGTTCCTCGACCATCTGGCCGCCGCCAGCGTAGATCGCCACGTGGTGGGCCGGGGACCCCCAGAAGAGGAGGTCACCGGGTGTGGCCTGCGACCAGGGGATCGGCGTCGCGCCGGACTGGTAGCCCGCGGCGGTGAGTCGCGGCCAGCCCAGTCCGAGCTGCTGGGCGGACCAGTAGACCAGGCCCGAGCAATCCAGGCCCGGCGGGATCGCGGAGCCGCCCCACACGTAGGGGACCTGCATCTGGACTGCCCGCATTGCGGCGCCCACGAGACCGGCTGAGGAGGACTCGTCAGTCTTCTTCTTGAAGTAATCGCCGACGCCGCTCAGGAGCTTTTCAACTCCGCCGGCGCCGAGCTCGCCGATGACTCCGGGGGCGATGTCCTTCATCAGTGCCCGCACGGGCTCGGTGATGAGCTGCGCGACGGAGCCGAGGGGATCCGCGAAAAAGTCCGCGACTCCCTTCGCGGCGTCGGCGAACCAACCTGCGATGCCGCCTCCCGCGAAATGGGCGATGCCCCCACCTGAGAAGCCCGCAGGGGCCTTGCCGGGCGTGCCGCCGGGGCGGCGCTTCGAGGCGGCGTAGTTAGCGGCGATGATGCGGCTCGGTCCGATCTGGCGGACGAGCTCGGGGACAAGGATTGCCTCGCCGGGGGAGAGCATCGCCGGGATCGTGTCGTGTCCCGGGCTGTATCCGGGGACGATGCCGCCTCCGGCGTACTCGGCGATACGGGGGACCGTCGGCAACGTCAGCGACAGGCCGATCTTCGAGGCGACCGTCTCCACCAGCGACTTCAAGCCATTGGTGTACACCGTGTCAATGATGAAATTGACCGGCTTGGCCGCGACGCCCTTGACCTTGTTCCAGGCCGTCTCGATTGCGGTCTTCATGCCGTCGAAAGTCGAGGAGACGCTTGACGACATCGACGTGAACACGCTGGTGACGGAGCTGTACACCCAGTCGACCGCCGTCTTTGCGGCAGTCTTGATGGACTCCCACACGCCCGAGATCGTCGAGGCGATCCCGTTCCAGACGGTGGAGACGACACCCGCGACTGTCGCGAAAACCGTTGAGACGACGCTCCACACAGTGTTGATGTACCAAGTTACGGCGGCGACGATCCCGCTCCATGCCGCTGACACGGCGCCGGAGATCGCGTCCCACACGCCCTGCAGGAACGACACGATCCCCGTGAAGACCTCGGTGGCGATCCCCGCGATCCACTGCCACGTGGCGGCGATCTGCTCGAACACAGGCTTGATGACGGCGTCATACGCCGACATGAATGCCTGGCAGATCGCGTCCCACACGGGCTTGATGACGGTGTCATACGCCCAGGTGAAAATCGCCACCCACGCCTCTATGTAGAGCTTGATTGGGAGGAGGACGATGCCGACAATGATTGCAAAAGCTGTCTTGAAGACGGTAACGATGCCGTCCCAGACAGCAGTGATCGCCTCCCATGCTGTCTGCATGGGCTGAACAACGTAGGTTGAGAAGAAGCCCGAGACGCCGTCCCAGGTGCCCGTCCACCACGAGGAAATCGACTCCATCGTGGACGTCCACACCGAGCTAATCCAGTCAACGAAGGAGTAGAAAGCATCGGTGATCGCCGCCCAGGCCTTGCGGCCTGTCTCTGTCTGCGTGAAGAAGTAGACGAGGCCCGCGACGAGCGCGGCGATCGCCGTGACGATCGCGCCGATCGGGTTTAGGTTCATCACGACGTTGAAAGCTGCCTGCGCAACCTTCGCAAGGTTCGTCGCCTTGACAAACTGCAAGAGGCCGCCTGCCGCCTTCACAGCGTTGACGGCACCCATGGCCGCGCTCATCCCCTTGAACGCCACCGTTCCCGCGGTGACCGCTGCAATGAGCGGCGCGACAATGTCTGTGTTCTGTCCGATCCAGTCGAACACGTTTTTGAGTGCGTCCGCCATCCCCTGGATTGCTGACGTCCCATCTCCGCCGAACGAGGACACGAGGTCCCACACGCTCTTGGCGAGCGGAGCGAACGCGGCCGCTAGGTTCGTCGCCGCGTCCCACATGGACTTGAGCATCTCCCACGCCGACAGCCCAGCGTCACGCAGGTTGAACAGGAAGTCGACGAGGCCGCTGTCCTCCTCGAGGCCGAAGATCGGCCCCGAAAAATTCCCGTTGGCGAGGATGTCCCAGATGCCCTGGATCGACGGCACAGCCGTGGTCTTGATCCACTCGAAACCGTTCCCGAGCGTGTCAGACAACCAGCTCATGAAGGCAGCCAGCTGGGGCTTCGCGAGGTCGATCATGTCCTTGAAGCCGCCGACAATCGTCGCCTGCAAGTTCCCGGCCGCGTTCTCGATGCGAGACACATCCGACGCCGCCGCGACCGCGACGTCATCAAAACCAAGCTGCAAAATCGCCTGGTTGAACTCCTCGGCGCTGATCTTGCCCTCTGCCAATGCCTCACGGAAATTCCCCGTGTAAGCCCCCATATCGGACAGCGCCTGCTGGATCTTGCCGGACGCACCTGGAATGGCGTTGGCCACCTGATTCCAGTCCTGGGTCTGGAGTTTTCCAGCGCCATTTACTTGTACGATCGCCAGTCCGAGGCTCTTGTACGTGTCCTTCGTGCCGCCAGACACAGCGTTGACGTTGCCGAGAGCCTCCGCAAGACGGTCGAAGCCGTCCACACCGTTGGCCGCGAGCTGACTCGTGATGCCCTGAATGTCCGCAAGGTCATAGACCGTGCGGTCGGCGTACTCCTGAGCGGAGGCCCCAAGCTCCTTGATCTTGGAATCATCGATGCCCGCGAACCGCAGCGTGTCCGCGAACTTGTTCGTTGCGTCGGACGCAGCGATCGCTTCGGACGCGAAACCACCGATGCCGACGGCCGCGCCCAGGAGCGCGAGCGGACCTAGTGCCGAGGTCACGAATCCCCCGAGCGAGGAGACTCCCGAGCCTACACGCCCAAGAGAGGAGTCCACCTCGCGGGCCTCGCGCTCGACGTTATCGGCCTCGCGCACCCATTCCTTCATCGACGTCTTGAAGCGCTCCCACCCGGTGGGGGCCTTCGCAACCCGCTGTTCCAGGGCCTCGGTCGCCACGCGAGCGCTGTCGGAGGCGACCTTCTCCTTCTTCAGCGCGTCCGCGTGATCAGCCGAGGCCTGGTCGGCCTTCCGGTTCGCTGCCGCCGACGCCTCGCGCGCCGAGGCCAGCGCCGACTCCGCACGAGCGACAGCCGCCGAGTCAGCAGACGAGCTGGACCGCGCTGCAGCAAGCGCACGCTCCGCGCGCTCCACCGCAGTCGCCGCGGTCTCCTCCTCGCCGCGCGCCTTCGCGAGCGCCGACGCTGACTTAGCAACCTGTGCGTGCGCCTCCTGCAGGGCCGCACCAGTGTTGGCGGCCTCCTGACGCAGGCGCGCCGTGGACTTGCCCAGCGGGTCAGCGATCGCGTTAACGAGGTCCTTACCCGAGGCAGAGACCTGTTCCTTGAACTTCTCCGCGTACTTCTTGCCAGCATCGCCAGCCACCTGGGGGATCTGCGCGGCCGTCGCGGTCTCGATGCTCTTGAAAAAGCCCTTCATCGAGGGGACGACATCGACGTAGACCGTTCCGGCCTGATAGACGCCAGACACGCAGACCTCCTGCAGGTAGTAGTTATTCAGTTTTCTTGAGGACTCCACCCCGGCATGAGAGCCGCGAGCGCCCGGCGCGCGTTGGCGTCTCGGACTTCTGTTCGTGCTTCGTCGAGTGCGATCTCGGTGAGGCTCTCAGGCCTGGGGTAGGTTTCCTTGCCCCCGAAGGCGGCGACGAGCAGGTCGAAAATGTCCTGCATGACCCGTACTTCGGGCGTTTGTGAGCGCAGCTGTGCCTCCGTCGAGTCGTCGTCCTCGGCTTCGGCGAGCGCGCGAGCGGTTTCTAGCGCGACCTCTGGGTCGTTTAACAATGCCGCGACCGTCCTGCTCGTCGACGGGAGCGCGTCGATTAGCATGAGCAGGAACCGGTAGCGCCGGGCGCGGAACAGGGCGTATGTGTCCCAGCCCTGCTCCGCGAGATCTGCGACGATCTGCCTCTCGTACCGCCCTAGGCGGTCGTAGAGGCGTGCCCTTCCCCCGCATTCCCTAGCGATGCCTCGTAATGCTGAGACGCGGCCTTGATGAGGAGGACCATCTGGCGGAGAGTCAGGCGTTTGAGGACGATCTCCGCGTCCTCTTCGCTCAGCCAGTTCTTGATGATCTCCGTGGCTCGTGTTCCTCCGGATAGGGCGGTCAGGAGTTCCTCACCCTCGGCGGGGCTGAGTCCCAGCGGGTCCGGGAACTTAATGACCTTGTCGGCGAGGCCGAACGTGAACGGCGTTGCCTCCGCCGCGCCGTCCAGCTTGTTCAGGCCCGCGAGGGTCAGGGTCGGCGTGATCTTGTCGGACATTTTGTGTTCTCCTTTGTGACGGTTTTCAGTTGTTGGGTCGGGGCTTAGTGCTGGCGGGTGGTTCGGGCAGCGTCGCCTGCGTCTTTTCTGCCCATCCCTGGGCAAGCAGGGTCACCGCGTCTGCCGCGTCGTCGGTGGTGCGCTCGAGCACGACCTTGTCCCCGTCTGCCGTGGTGATTTCCTTCTGGAATGTCTTCGTCTTCATGCCTATTGCCTTCTCGTGTCTGTGTTCTCCACTGGAGGTTGGCGGGGCCCCCCCGGGGGGGGGGAGCACCCGCCCCGGTCGCCGCCCCCGCCGCC